GGTTCACGGCCAAGGCGGATGGTCGGCCTATATCGCCGATCTTCATCGCCAGATGATCGATGCGGCCCTCAACGAGCAGATAGCTGAATAGCTGGCGCCCAACAAAAAGCCCGGCTTGGCCGGGCTGGAGGAATGAGAAAGCCCGCCGGAGCGAGGCTCACATGCAACCGATCGTCAACGTCTCTATGCGAAGTTCAAAGTCACCTGCGAAAGGTCCGGCTTTTCGGCGCTTTTGGTATCAGATTTCTGCGTCGAGCCGATGACTTCGTTCCGGACTCGATCCTGATAGCTGTACGCTGGCATAGGCAGCGGCCGAAGTGGCCGGGCCTCTACTTGTGACGCTTTCTTATCCTTATCGGACATGGTCGGTCTCCGGGTTTAGCGCTGGAGAGTAGAAGTGCTTTCTACTGATCCAGCGGAATCCTTCAAATTTCGTTACCGTTGCGACGTCGAGGTCACCGCCGATGGTATCCGCTCCTGGCAAGAAACGAACGTATGAGGCCGCCGTTTGTGCCAAGAAACGTGCCAATTCTATGGCGTCGCGTACCGGCATTGCAGCTTCCAGGAACTGCGCCTGCGCTCGCTGCTGAATTAGCGAGACGAGATTTGCTACCTGCGCGTCCGCCAGACCTGTCTCCTTCAGGATTTCCGTCAGGGACGACGGAATCCCAAACACCAGGCGCACGATAGCTTCCGGCTGCCCAGCCCAAACGATATCTGGATGATCGTGGCCGGCGATGCAAGTTGGACTGCCTGTTTGGCCAGGACCAAATTGGAATTTCCACACTTCGCTGTCTGTCGCTTTTGCCGAGTAACCACCGACGAAAAACTCGAACGATGATCCTTCCCTGACAGCCGGGTCCAGTACCTCGAACTTGGCCCTAAAACGATCGCAAGCGAAGTTGGCGATCGCTTCTATGGCGTAGTTCTCTGGGGTAATCTCGCTGTCTTCCGCCATAAGATCGACGCGTATGCCCTTCGCGATCGTGGCAATCGACTCCCGCCCAAACGCACCCAGTCCGCATGTCATGGCCGCCACAGGAAGGCCGCGGTACAAATTGAACAGCTTGTCGCCGTGGTTATACACGCGGGATATGACAGGACCGCTCGGCCCCTGAGCCACCATCGAGGATGCACTGTCGGCGACAAAAACGATACAATCGTTGACCTTCACCCCAACGCAAATCGTCATCTGATGCCCCCCAGATTAAGCGCTAACGCGATTCATCTGGCTTGGAAATAGGCTCTTTCCACCCAATCGCCTCCAGCACCGCATCCGCTTCCGCCAGATAGCTCATCCACATCGGCTTGCCCTCGAACTTCGTGTCCTCAGGATTCCCGTGGAACCGGCATAGAGCTCGGGCGGCGAGCTCGTGGGCAGGACGGTGCAGTTGGCGAGCCATATCAGACGCGAAGCGTCGATGATCGGGCCTTGAGCGCCCATTCCTCAACAAGATGACGCATCTGTGAAGCGGCTAAGGTTGCTGCACCGCAAGCTACAAGTAATAGCAGCGCGGGAATGAGCCAGAGGGCGATCCACGCCGATAGAAGTGGAGAAGCGAGAACCTGCGCATTGAACACTGCATCACGCATTTCGCTGCGAAGCGGAGTTGACCAATAAACACCCCCGCTCGGATCGCCCAGCCCTTCCGCCTTCGCGGCTCGTCGATCGAACTCATCCCAATCCGCAGGTGTGTCATTTTGATCGCGCAGAACAGCGACCGCAGATACAAGCCCTGCAATCCCGATTACCGGCGCGCCGACAGCCATAAGCCATACAGGCCAGCGGAGCGTGGCATCGGAAAGCTGAGACTTTAGCCACGATCGATCCGCATCATTGGACTGCGGGTCCGAGAGAACCGTATCCGCGATCTGATTCAAGCGCCGGTAATGCGGCCGCGCAAGTGCTGCCCCAATCACCTGCAGAAGCCCGATCAGCGGAATAGCGATGATAATCCAGAAGCCTGGCTCAGCGAGATTACTCATCACGTTCCAACCTGCGCTGCGTTCGCCGTACCTTCTCAGCATCGGCCATCATTAGAGCATATAGAAGGAAAAATACAAAGTAACAGGCTAGGCCGATGGTTAGCCAGTCGCGGTGAAGATCCAGATAGTCTCGGACCGCCTCATCCACTTCATAGAGCCATAGAATAAATTGGATGACAGTGCCAAAGGCTCCGAGCTGGATGCACCAGATGACAAAGAGCCGCCAGAGCCACACTCAGGGAGCACCCGAGAAGGCACGACACCTCCTCACTTCCGCGCCTCTGGACGTTGGCCGTTTTGGACATCGATGACCTTTTGTTCGGGATTGCGCCGAATGAAGCGCTGCGCTGCACGCCTGGGCCGAATGTCCATGACCAAGGCCATTTCGCTGACGGGGACCTCTCGCATGGTTGGCGCGTTCGTACTGGTCAGATTATAGAGACCAGGAAATCTGGTGGGCTCCGGTATTTTGACGAGGACGTGCCCATTCTCAAGCCAGCAGACACAGGGTTCTCCCATATATTCGTCGCGCGGCTCGGTACGTTCCTCGTAAAATAGAAGCCAGCCGTCCTCCGCTAGCCCGTGCATTGAGTTCCCCCTGACCTCGAGCGCGGCCACCTGTTCGCCAGAACCGGGCGGCGCCGGCACCTCGCCGAAGCTTCCCTGCGCTTCGGCAAACAAAACCGTCCCCTCTGGGCCTGCGCCCGCGAGACCGAGAATTGGGGCGGCGCGGAGCGGCGGCTCTACGCGAAGCTGAGCGGCCACAGATGGCTCTAGAATTTCAAGCAACTTATCCCTGGTCGCGATCTTGGGGGGCTGATCTCTCTTAATCATCTGCTGGACATAGTTCGGCCCAAGGCCCGCCGCGAGGCTTATGTCCCGCAACGAGCGTCCGTCATTCGCAATCGCGGCCTTTAGACGTTCAAACCATTCATCCTGCATGGGAATTTTATAGCAGCCGCACGCTTTTGCGTGGTGAACGATTTAGCGTGTTGACGTACACGCATAAGCGTGCATAATGGGTGCATGAACGCATCCTTGCTTTCCGAAATCGACGCCTTCCTCCGCGAGACTGGCATGAGCGAATACCGCTTTGGCTTCCTTGCGGTGCGCAATGGGCGCCTTGTCGAGAGGCTGCGCGCGCAAACCACGGCGCGGGGACGCCCCGCGAGAGTATGGCCGGATACCGAAGACCGCATTCGCGAGTTCATCGCGACCGAGCGCAAGCTTCGGAGGAGTGCGGCATGACATCAATGCTGGTGCCTCATCACCGCTCGCCGCAAATCGCGCATCAGCGCCCTGGCGATCATGCTGGGAAAGGCGGCGCGCATCACGATGCGGCGCTCCTGCTCATTGCCGGCGACGGTCTCAAGATCAATCCAACCGACAACTCGGATGATCTCGTCGCGAACCTCGATGCTGATGCCTTCGCAAAGGACGCAGCTTACCGCGACCGGCTCAGTCATTCGGATGGTGTCGGCCATTTTACCTCCGATCCTTTCGCGGGAGCTGCTGCATGACACCGCGCGCTCTCAACCGCACCTTCCCGCGCCTCGTCTTCGCTGCCCAATTTGCTGCCGCGCTGGTCTTCGTCGGCGCCGCGCTTTTTGGGCTCTCCTGCGCTTCGGACATGCTGCTGACCATGATGGGGAGGGGGTAATGGACAATTCATGGGCAAAGCCCGGCGTCCGGTGCGTATGTGTCGAGGAGTATTGGCACGACGTCCATACCGGCGCCCGGAGCGCTCCTCCGGAGGGTGGTCCTGTTTTTAAGATCGTCTCGGTAATCGAGCATCAAGGGCTCATTTGCATCGGCCTCTGGGGCGACGTGCTTGACCATTACTGGCAGGCGGACGGTTTCCGCCCCGTAGTGGACCGCGAAACGCCCATCGAAGACGACATCGCCCTTTTCGCGCCGATCCTCCACGGCCAGCCGGTGGAGGCGTAGATGCCAGTCCTCGAAATGGAATCGGGCGTCGTTTCCTCGGCTGGCGTTGTCCAGCTTCGGCCATTTTACCTCCGATCCTTTCGCGGGAGCTGCTGCATGACGCTGCACGCTTTCAACCGCGCCTTCCCGCGCCTCGTCTTCGCTGCCCAATTTGCTGCCGCGATGCTCTTCATCGCCGCCGCGCTTTTGGGGCTCTCCTGCGCTTCGGACATGCTGCTGACCATGATGGGGAGGGGGTAATGGACAATTCATGGGCAAGACCCGGCGTCCGGTGTGTGTGTGTCCGACCGAATCCGGAATGGAAGCACGACATGATGCCAGCCGATGTATCGGCGCCGGAAAAGGGGAACACGTACACCGTCCGCGAGATTCGGATGGTGGGCGACGAACCGGCGATGACGCTGGTGGAAATTCATAATCGTCACATGTGGATCGAGGGACCACCAGACATTTTCTGGGAGCCATGCTTCGCGGTCTGGCGCTTCGACCCCGTGGTGGATCGCGACATATCGGCCGAAGACGACATCGCTCTTTTCGCGCCGATCCTCCACGGCCAGCCGGTGGAGGCGTAGGTGGCTGACGGCATCGCCGATGACATTCTCCGCTCCGGCTACAATCGCTGGCTCCGGCTCGAGGAAGCCAAGGCCGAAGTTGCCGACGACCTCAGAGAGCTTTTTGCCGAGCTTAAGACCGGCGGCTTTGACACGAAGGCGCTGCGGGTTTCGTTCAGGCGCGTCCGTGACATGGACAGCGCCGAAGTCGCCGAGCAGGAGGCACTGGTTGACCTCTACGTCGCCAGCCTCACGCGCGACGCGCGGGACGCGCGCGAGGAGGCCCCCCCGCTGACCGGCGAAATCCTCGATGGCGAACCGCTGTCCGAAACGGCAGCGCAGGGGGGCGTTCCGGGCATCCAGAACGCCGGAAGTTCTCTCGGCCGTGTGGAGTCCTCCGCAGACGGCCACAATGCCGGATCGTCTAGCGGTAGGACTGCGGACTTTGAATCCGCCAACGAAGGTTCGAATCCTTCGCCGGCAACCACTTCGCCGGAAACGGCAAACAAATCGGAAGCCCAGCCGGTGGAACAATCCGGGCAGAGCCGGGTGGACGATGGCGGCCATGTCGATGACCGGTCTCTGCCGGTAGATGTAGCCGCCCCCAATTCGCCGGTGTCCGTGCCGGCGCAGGCCGGGGAGAGCGTAAGCGCTGCCCCGGCCGCCATTTTCGGGACGGAGATTGTCGCACGCGAAAAATGTCCTCCGCGCCCCGTTCGGCGGCACGCCTTCAACACGTGCTGGCCGGATCGATGGGGAATGCCGCTCGCGATCTTTGCTGACGATATTCGCGAGCATGGCGTCCGCAAGCCCATCGTCAAGATCGACGATGAAATCCTCGACGGCTGGTGCCGATACACGACTGCGCGTGGCCTCGGCCTCGAATATCCGGTCGTCCAGTATCATGGCGACGATCCTCTCGCGGACAGCATCCGGTGGAACCTCGAAAGCGGCGGTCGGCTGCTGACGCTCCACGAGCAGAAGCAGATCGCGAACAAGCTCGCCAAGGTTCCAGGAAACGAACATCGGAAAGAGGAAATCCTCCAGCTATTCGGCTTCAAGGTCGAAGGGAAGGCTGCGTGATGCAGGACTTCCCGCTCTACGCCAGCCTCGTCCTGCTCGCCATCGGCCTTGTCATGGTCGTCGCGTTCTTCGTCGGTGTCCTCGAAGGCGCATTCGATGACGATGACGATGACGATTTCGATCCCGATTGGGACGGAAAGGAGGAGCCGTAATGCTTCTCCGCCAGCAGCAAATGGGAGCGCGTTGCACCGGCTGGGGACGGCCGGCTGGGGTTCGCAACGCGCCACTTGCCGCCGGAAATCACCCGCTGTGGCAAGACAGGTCGGCGCTTCGGCGTCGGGCTGGGCTCATCAGGGGCGCTTGCTCCTACTGCTTTGACATAACAACTCGGGTCGGCTTCGGTCGGCCCACTTCCTTTCCCATTGCGCGCTACGTCCCCCACGCCCTCGGCGCGCATAGGCGATCCGTCGTCGGGACTTCCTCCCCTCGGCGACGGGTCGCCGTCTATTTCCGGCTGAGCGCGGGTTTCTCCCGCTGCCGCCGCAAGCTTTTCACGACTGCTCGTCAAGTCTGCCAGGACGCTCCCGAGCCGTCGCCAGTTGGTTTTCATACCTACCCTCCGTCTGACGGATCAAACCGTAGCCGGAGATGGAAAGCATGGGCTTCCCAAAAACAGACAAGTCGGTACAGCGAATGAGCGTCGAAGCGTACGACCCGTATTTCACATTCAACACCGGGCGAGCGTCACGCATGGCGCGCGCCTTGGTCGAAGCCGAGAGCCGGCCCGGCCGCGATGCGGACGATGTTGCGGCGGCGATTGAGCAGCGCTGGGGCCTGAGCTTCTGGCAGGTGATCCACCTTGCTAAGGGCCGCGCCAAGACCTGTGACGTTGCGCTCTTTGGCCGCGTGCGGGCGGCCTATCTGAACCTCTGTGAGCGCCTGGTCACCAAGCTTCAGCAGGAAATCGCGATCGAGAAGGCCATCGGCGATGATGATTTGGACAGCCTTGAAGCTGAGGTTCGCGCTCTGGTGGCGAAGCTTGAGGCGAAGAAGGCGGCAACGAAGGGAAAATGACCATGACGGCCAAGAAAGCTGAACTCCACGTCGTCAAGCCCGAGCCGGATATGCCGGGGCTTGAGCGCGTCCTTATCGAGACGGCGCAGCACCAGGCGCCGATGATCGCGCGGGCGGAATCGTCGCGCCAGAAACTTTCGAGCGACGGCCATGCCTTCGTCGCAGAACTGGAAACCGTTCGCGAGCGTCGCGCGCTAGCGGAGCGCCACCACGAGGCACTAATGCGCGCCTTCGACGCCGAAGAGGCAGATCTGGAGGCTACGATCGCGCTCTACGCAGGCGTACCAGCCGACGCCTAACGACTGAATTTCCGGGCTGGTCAGCAGCGGCGGGACAACCGGCAGACGGCACCGGCAGATTATGGAGACGAAAATGCTCGATTCCGAGATCGGGGAAGGTTTGCCTGATGAAGACGAAAAACCGAGCCGGAAGATTACGTCGTCCGACATTAAGCTCGGTATACGCTCTTCGCGCGGCGCCGGCTATCAGACTTTCTTTGAGGTCGGCAATGATACTGGCGCGCGAGTAAGTCGCCATGCCGATGCCGTTTCAATCGGCATCTGGCCTTCGACCGGTCATCAGGTCCACGGGTTTGAAGTCAAGATCTCCCGAACGGACTTCCTCAACGAAATGAAAGACCCGGCGAAGTCGCAGGCGATCTTTCGCTATTGCCACCGCTGGTCGCTCGCAACGCCTCCGGGCCTCGTCAAAGTCGACGAGCTGCCACCGAATTGGGGGCTCGTCACGTGGGACGGCGGGACGCTGCGCACCGTCAAGCAGGCGCCGCTATTGACGCCAGAACCGTTATCGCCGGGCTTCGTCGCCGCCCTTGTGCGGCGCGCTGGCGAAGCCGACGCGGCACTAATCGGTGCGGCAGTCGAAAAAGCAAAGAAGGAATGGCGTGAGCAAGCGGCGAAACTCCACGACCAGGAGCTTAAGCGCCGTCGACAAGGAAATTCGGCAGAAGCGCAGCGAGCGCTTTCGATCGTCGAGAAGCTGCAGGCCGATCTTGGCACCGATTATATCCACGCCTTCGAGGTTCCGGAGATCGTCGCCGCGCTGAAAATTGTCCGCAAGATGCGGCTCGCCGGACGCGGATGGGACACCATCGAGCGCCTCAGCGACGAACTGATGGACGTTCGCAAAAAGACATTCGAGATCGTCGAGCGCATCGCCACGGTGATGGATGAAGCTGGCATTGAGCACAAGCAGGTGCGGCAATGAACGATTTACCGATCATCAGGCGCGTGCCCGGCGACTTACCGCAGCGCATCGTCAAGAACAGCGAGCGGCTGCGCAAATTCGAGACCCGGCATTATCGGCGCGATGTTGCGCATACCACGATGCGCCTCATGGCTGAAATAGCGGCAGAGACGGCGAAGCAGAACGCTAATGCCGAGCGTGCCCGCGGGCGCAAGAGGACTGCGCAGTGAACGCGTCATGGTCGCTCGACAATAGGATGACGGTGGTGCTGTTCGCCGGCATGGGCGGCGGCTGCGATGGCCTAGAGCAGGCCGGCTTCCCGGTACACCTCGCCATCAACCACGATCCAGTGGCGATCGCGGTGCACCAGAAGCGGCATCCGCACACGGTGCATCTGCAGTCCGATGTGTTCGAGGTCGATCCGCGCCAGGCTTGCAAAGGCCGAGGTGTGCGAGTGCTCCACGCCTCGCCCGATTGCCGGCATTTCTCGGTCGCCAAGGGATCGAAGCCGGTCAGCAAGCGCGTCCGGTCGCTCGCCTGGGTGATCTGCCGCTGGGCCGGCCAGGTGCGGCCAGAGACGATCACCCTCGAAAACGTCCGCGAGATCACGACCTGGTCGCCGCTCATCGCCAAGCGCGACCCGGCGACCGGCCGCGTGCTCAAGCTCGACGGCACAGTCGCGGCCAAGGGCGAGCGCGTCCCGGTCGAGCAGCAATGGCTCGTGCCCGACCCGAAGAAAAAGGGCAAAATCTGGCGCGCCTTCGAGCGGCATATTCGGGAACACCTCGGCTACAGCTTCGAGTGGCGCGTGATCTGCTGCGCCGACTTCGGCGTGCCGACGATACGGACGCGGCTTTTCGGCGTGATGCGCGCCGATGGCGGCCCAATCGTCTGGCCGGAGCGGACGCACGCGCCGCGCAAGGACGCCAAGCGGCTTGGCCTCAAGTCCTGGATCGGCGCGCACACGATCATCGACTGGTCGCTGCCGGTGAAGTCGATCTTCGGCCGGCAGAAGCCACTGGCGGAGGCGACCTTGCGCCGCGTCGCGCGCGGCGTCATGCGTTACGTCGTCGAAGCGCCGAAGCCCTTCATTGTGCCGATCACCCACACGCGCGGCAGCAACGGGCCGCGCTCGGCCGACCTGCCGCTATCAACGATCACTACGGCGCGGGGCGGCGAGAATGTCGTGGCCGTGCCCTCGTTGGCCGGTCTCGCGCATGGCGACAGCGGGAGCCGCCGCGAATATGGAATCGATGAGCCGGTGACGACAGTCCACGCGGGCGGGGGCAATCTCGCGCTCGTCTCGGCGACTGTTGTCGGCGCCGGCGCCCGTGCGGCGCAGACCGAGCCGCGCGATCTCGAAGAGCCGATGGGTTCGGGCACGACGAAAGAGGACCGCATCCTCGTTGCGGCCAGCCTCATCCAAACCGGCTATGGCGAGCGCGATGGCCAAGCGCCGCGCACGCTCGACATCGAGGAGCCGGCCGGAACGCAGGTCGCCGGCGGCAGCAAAGCCGCACTGGTCGCGGCGTTCCTTGCCCAGCACAACAACGACAGCCGCCGCATCGGCGGCGTGCATCCGGGCCGCGAGCCCGGGGAGCCGCTGGCGACGCTGACGGTTCAACCACAGGTGGGCATTGTGACCGCTACGCTCGGCGAAATGCGGGGTGCCTCGGTTGCGCGCAATCCGGATGAGCCGCTCGCCGCCGTCTCTGCCAGCGGCGGCCATGCGCACCTCATCCTGGCCTTCCTGCAGCAATATTACGGGACCGGCGGCATGGACCAGCCGGCGACCGATCCGCTGCATGCGGTGACCGCCAAAGCCCGGCACGGCCTGGTTGAGGTCAAGGTCGCCCGCGAGACGCGCATCCTCGACGATATCGGCATCCGGATGCTGGAGCCAGAGGAGGGCGCGGCGGCGCATGGCTTCGGACCGAAGGCGCTCCCGGCCGAGATTGTCATCGACGGCGTGACGCGCCGCCTCACCAAAACCGAAAAATATCACCTCGTCGGCAATTCCGTCCCGCCGCTGCCGATCCAGCTACTGGCGGAGCTCAATGTTCGGCGCGAACTCATGGTGGCGGCTGAATGACCCTCTCAATCCATCATTGCCCTGATTTTCGCCTGCGCTTCCATCCATCCGCGCACGATGCCCTCGATATGGTCGTGCCGGGCCGGGAAATCTCGCTGGTACTCGCGGAGGATGCCGATCTCGGTCTCGCAGATGGCAAGTTCATCGCCGAGGTCCGCGCGAAATCTGCCGGGGTATCGCCGGTATTTTTCCATGACGCAGCGGGAGTGCAGCAGGCGCTTGATGAGGTCGGATTCGGTCATGGACGAACGATAGCATGGGCAGGGGAGGGCGGGGATAAATGAACGCCACGCTCGCCGGCTACGCGGATTTCCTTGCCCGTAAGCGCATTATTGACCCGCCGACCGGTCTATCAAGGGTTCCGGACCTCCATCCGGACCTGTTCGATTTTCAGCGCGACATTACAGCTTGGGCGCTTCGGCGCGGGCGCGCGGCCTTGTTTGCCGGAACCGGCCTCGGCAAGAGCCTGATGGAACTGGCATGGGCCGACGCCATCCACCGCGAGACCGGCGGCGATATCCTTGAACTTGCTCCGCTAGCGGTTTCGGCTCAGCTTTGCCGGGAAGCCGGCAAATTCAACATTGCTGCCCGCGCTGTAAAGTCTTCCGCCGACATCGGCCCCGGAACGAACATCACCAATTACCAGAAGATCGAGCACTTCGATCTTTCGGCCTTCGCCGGTGTCGTGCTGGACGAGAGTTCAATCCTCAAAAACACCACGGGCCATTATCGCACGGAACTGATCGAAGCGTGTAGCGCCATCCCATTCCGGTTGGCCGCCACGGCGACGCCCGCACCAAACGACTTCATGGAGCTTGGCAATCACGCGGAGTTCTTGGGTGTCATGTCCTACTCCGACATGCTGGCGACGTTCTTCACGCACGACGGCGGCGATACGCAAAAATGGCGTCTCAAAGGTCACGCGGAAACTGAGTTCTGGAAGTGGATGGCATCATGGGCCATCATGATCCGCAAGCCCTCCGACCTTGGATACGCCAATGCGGGGTATGACCTTCCGCCACTGACGCAGGTACAGCACCTTGTGGCGGCTGACTATGCTCCGTCGCTGGATACCGGTCTGCTGTTCCCGATGGAAGCGCGAACGCTCCAAGAGCGTCTTGGCGCCCGACGAAACACCGTGGCCGAGCGGGCCGCCCTTGCCGCCTCTATCACGCCCAGCGATCGGCCGTTCGTATGGTGGTGCAACCTCAACGCCGAAAGCGAAGCACTCGCCAATGCCGTTCCAGGCGCGGTCGAGGTTCGGGGATCTGACAGCGAGGCTGATAAAGAGCGCAAGCTGATCGATTTCAGCGAAAGCCGAATTCGCGTGCTGGTTACCAAGCCGTCGATCGCTGGCTTCGGAATGAACTGGCAGCACTGCGCCGACACGGGGTTTGTCGGCCTCAGCGACAGTTTCGAGCAGGTCTATCAGGCCATTAGGCGCTTCTGGCGCTTCGGGCAGACGAAGCCCGTAACGGTCCATTTCATCGCAGCCGAAACGGAAGGCGCCGTCCTTTCCAATCTCAAACGCAAGGAAGCTGACGCCGACCGCATGGCCGCGGCGATGATCCTCCACATGGCCGACCTGAGCCGCCACGAAGTGGCCGGCACGGCCCGCGTCGTCCCCGATTATCACCCGACACAGCCCATGGAGCTGCCGGAATTTCTGAGGGTAGCATGAACGACATTAAGGCCGTCGAACAAGTCATCAAACCAGAATATGCGATCTACCAGGGTGACGCTTGTGAGCTAATCCGCGCGATCCCGTCCGAAAGCATCGACTTCGGCATTCACTCGCCGCCCTTCGAGGGGCTTTACAAGTTCAGCAATTTCGACCGGGACATCTCGAACAACAAGGGCGACCAGTTCTGGGAGCACTACGCTTTTCTGATTTCCGAACTCCTGCGCGTGACGAAGCCCGGCCGCCTGCATTGCGTCCATTGCATGCAGTTGCCGATGACGAAAATCAATCACGGTCACATTGGCATGCGCGACTTCCGCGGCGAAATCATCAGGGCATGGGAAGACGCCGGCTGGATTTTCCATTCGGAAGTGATGATTGGGAAAGACCCGGTTGTCGCCCAGCAGCGCACGAAGTCGATCCGGCTGCTCCATAAGCAAGTCGCTTCGGACAGCGCGGTAAGCGGTCAGGGGCTGGCCGACTATGTTTGCACATTCCACAAGCCGGGCTACAACGCACGCCCGATCGCCGGCATGTTCGACCACTTCATTGGCGCGGATTTTGATCTGAGCCGTGCTGCTTACGAGGCAGATATTGCCGAGCGCCGGGCAGCGTGGACAGGTCCAGGGCCTTATACTCCATGGCCGTACGAGACTTGGGTGTCGATCCTGATATGGCAGCGCTATGCCGATCCGGTTTGGACCGACATCGATCAAACCCGCACCCTGCAATATCGCGGCGGTCGCGACGAAAAGGACGAAGTCCACATTGCGCCGCTTCAACTCGATGTAATCGAGCGGTGTATCGATCTGTGGTCCCTTCCCGGTGAAACCGTCCTTACCCCATTTTTGGGTATCGGCAGCGAGGTCTATTGCGCCGTCGAAATGGGCCGTAAGGGCATCGGTTTCGAGCTCAAGCCCAGCTATTTCCGGCAGGCAAAGCGAAACATTGGGGAGCTTTTCGAGGCGCGCACTGTCGAGATGCTACAGCCCACGGCCGCCGCATGACCGCCTCCACCATTACCGAGACGCGGATAGCGCTTCCTTGGCCGCCCTCGACCAATGGCCTGTTCGTCAATGTACTTAAGCGCGGTCGCGTGCCGTCGAAGGAATATGCCGCATGGCGCGCGGAAGCCGGCTGGATTCTCAAGAGCCAGCACCCACCGAAATTCGCCGGCCTTGTAGACATCACGGTCGAGCTCTGCTCGCCGCACGCTGTCCCGTTCGATCCGGACAACCGGCTCAAGGCACCAATCGACCTGCTCAAAACGCTTGGGATCATCATCGACGACAACAACCGTTACGTGCGCAGCGCCTCGGCTCTGGTCGTCCGTGACGCCGATCCCTGCACCGTCGTCATCAGGAGCGCGACATGAAAAGCTATGCTCGTGTCAGTTACGGATGGGAACTCGCGCCCGATGAAAAACGCCGGGAGCATATCATCAAGCAAGACCTGCGTTTTTGCGCGGCCATGCGGCGCGCGCATTTCGCGACTGCACCGTGTCCTCCGGCCGCGCTTCCGCCGGCGCCCGTCCCGATGGTTCTCACGGTCTCGCCGAGAGACTGGCTTATCCCTGCGGCGTTGCCGTCGCCGATAGATCGGGTGAGCGAAGACCCGCTCTATCCGGCATGGAAGCGCATCCTGGCTGAAGTCGCGATCGAGCACAAAGTCTCGGTCAAGGACATCATTTCCCAGCGCCGCGACCGCGCGATTTTGCCGGCCAGATACAAAGCCATTTACCGAATGAAGACCGAAACCACGATGAGCTTGCCGGCGATCGGGAGGCGTATCGGTGGACGCGACCACACCACGATTATCAACGCGCTGCGCAAGTATCAGCTATCGATGGGTGTGGCGGAGGTTGGGCACCCGTGAGCATTCCCAAGGATTCTCTGATCGGTCTCAGGCACGTTTCTGACGCGCTTGGCTCGGCCACGCATGATTATGCGCAGCAAACAAATTCAAAAATGGACCTTCGGACCCATCCTGGCAAAGGATGGACAGCGTTCGAACTCGGGCTACCTCGGTTGCAGCATCACGCTGCTGACCTTGGCCTCAGCCCGGATGGCATCAAATACGTCGAGCGCGTCGCTAGAGAGCAGTTCGCCAAAGCGATCCCGATACTCGAAAGCCCAATAGAACGGACGATGTTCGGTGCGCTGATCACTGGACGTTGGGCCGCTTTCGAAAGCGTTCCTCCGCGTGTTCATGATTCGAGGAGAGACGCTGCCGAGCTATTACCTGTCGGCGATGTGATCATCGTCCCGCAGATGGCCTTTATCAAGTATCGCCTAGACTTCGGATTGGTGCTCGAGCGGAACGAGCATCGCCAGATCGTCGCCGTCGAATGTGATGGTGTCGAGTTTCATCGCAACGAAAACGCTGCGCGGGACCGGATCAGGAACGGCTATTTGGGTTCTTGGAATATTCCGACGTTCAGGCTCAAGGGATCGGAGATTTACGAAGACGCTATCCGGTACGCCGACGAGCTCATTGCTGAGCTGTGTCATTGGAAGGCATCGTAAATGCCCGAGAAGGTGCGGAGGGTCGATTATTCTCCGGATGAATATATCTCCGGCGTCGGCGGAGTTCTGACCGCTGCCGAGCAGGGCGTCTATTGGATGATTTGCTCCCTGATCATGTCCCAGGGAGGACCTATCGAAAACGATGAGCGCAGAGTGGCCGGTCTTTGCCGAATTCGCCCGGCAGAGGCACGTCGCGTCATCGACCGGTTGGTGGACCGTGGGAAGATAGAAATGACCGAAGCCGGAGAGCTTGCGCAGAAGCGCGCTCAAAGTGAGGTCGAAAGGTCGGCGAAGCGTATTCAAATCGCAACCGAAAACGGATCGAAAGGTGGCCGACCACGGGAAAAACCAAAGCAAAATCAACAGCCCGATAAAGCAACGGGTTTGTCTGCGGAAAAACTAACCACCAACTATCAACTACCAACTGAAGGAAGAACATCTGAAGTCTCTTCAGATGTTTGTACGAAACCGGCTAAACGCCGGCATTCGTACCATCCTCGATTTGAAGAATTTTGGTCCAATTATCCGACCGATGCCCTCATGTCGAAGGCGAAGGCCGGGGCTGCCTTCGACAAGCTCGAGGACGAGGACCAGGACAGCGCTATTCGCTCAATTCCCGCTTTCCGGGCTTATTGCGCTCAACACCCCGACTACCGGCCGGTACACGCTGTCCGCTACATCACAGACCGGCGTTTCGACGGGTTTATCAAGGCCGCCGACGCAGAAGCGCAGCGGGATTTTGTGGCTATGGGTTCTGAGACGTGGCGCTGCCTCCTTCACCTTCGCGGCGCAGTGTCGCTCCCGCACAAAGACTTCGATGGGCGCTGCGGCTGGACATTCGACCGGGCCGAAATCGAAAGGGCTGTCAAGCTTGGGCCAGCGCCGAATTGGCGAGGAGCCGCCTGATGCCGTTCGTTCTCCGCAGGTCGGGCCCGGATTTCATGCGCGACGGCGAGATCGTCACGCCTCGTGCCATGATCAGCACCTGCGAAACCTGCGGCTACGAAGGCGCTCCATTCGGCTCGACCGATCCTCTCACCGGCAAGAAGACTGCATGGTGTGGGTGGAGGAATGGTGAGGCAGTGTGGGTGGAGGAATGGTGAGGCAGTGTGCGTGGGGAAGGGTAGGGCGGCGCAGGATTTGTTCGGGGAGGTGGCGTGAGCCGGGAAGCGTGGCTGTCCTCTGACGACCCTGAGAAGTTTGCCGCTGCGGCGATCAAGTGCCAGCACGCGGGCGGATTTTGCATGGCAGATGGGTTTTGTCATTTCGACGGTGCATGCTTTCGGTCGCCTCGGGCTGCCATTATGCGCGCTGTTCACGAGATCAAAAGAGCGGCCGGAGAGCAGCCGGCCGATGTGGCAATTGAGATGTTGACCGCTGCAAATCTTCTGCTCCGGACGGTCGATTTGACGGAAGCTGAGGCATGATGCGACTGATCTTGCCATGCGCCCCCACATCCGTACGGCTGAAATGAAAAGCCGCCGCCGAAGCGAGGGCCGCTCAGAACTCAGAGAGAGCTTTTCGAACCCTGTCATATGCCGAGAGGGTAGCCGGCTCGATAGTTCGATGGCCCGGGAGATGATTGCGAAATGTGTGAAATAGGTCGCTGGCATCGCCGCCTTTGTTTGCGGCCTCAATGACGCGGTCCCAGGGCGCCACACACCATTCATTCGGCGCGGGGCGCCAGCCGATCGGTGCCTCGCTTGGAGAGACGCCGTTGAACGCACAAAGCGCAGCAAATTGCTCGATTGAATAGTGGGTCATGGCAATCTCTTGACGAAAGCGTCTCCGCCGATGCGCTCGACACGCTCGGCCGTCGCCGGTTTCCCCTTTATGCGGACCGGATAGCCCATCACCGCGGCGGCGATGATTTTCGCGGCGCTCGGCCATTCGCGTCGCAACCGGCGCCAGCGACCGAGCGTGTCCTTGTCGGGGCCGAACCAGGCATCGCTGAAGTCGACCCAACCGTGACCGTTGTAAAGTTCGAGCTCTGCCTCAGAATCGGCAGCCTCTACAAGCATCGGATCGTCAGGCGGTTGGATCGCGTCAATTGCGCCGGCCGCGAGCTCGATGTGGCGCGGGACGGGATAATCGGAACCCTTGCGCGTCTTGCCAGTGCGGAGCGCCAGAACCGTATCGCGATGGATTTCGAGCTCGGTTGCCGCCGCATTGGTGTTGCCGCCAAAGCGGCGCAGCACGAACTGATCGAACTGTTCATTGGTCATTGTCATTTTCGTCCTCCGGAAAAATCTGAATGGAAAAGGGCAGGATTTGCTCGGCGAGCGCCGTTGCCCCCTCGCCTAGGCGAGGATGTCGCAGGAACTCCATCGCCTCGTCGCGACCGACCATCCGCACCTGGTTGCCGTCGTTGATGAGCCATTTTGTGCCGCCGACGAAACGTTGCCCGTCCCAGTGCGAATGCCGGCATTCCGCCGCCTCGCCGGGCCGAAGGACAAGCGACCAGTGATGCGTGCTGCCGCCCTTTTTGCTCTTGCTGCGCTCCGCAAAGGCGCGGTCGAGGCTGCCATTCGCACCGATCGACAGCTTGGCGAGATAACCGGGGCGGTCGGCCTTTTTCGCCGCGGAAACGCCGACGAAGAAGTCCATTTCTCACATCTCCTTCTCAATGCCGTCGAGCGCCAACTGCCAAGCGCGCTCGAAATCTCCGACTTTGCCGAGCTCGAGGCCGAACGCTTCGCAAACAGCACGCGCCGCCGTCTCGTCCTTATTGAGCTTGCCGTAATGGTCGCCCCGGCGGAATTTCGGCGGCGTGTCGTTTCCCCGGCTCGACCAGCGGAGTTCGCCGCTGCCGTTCGATGCGGCCACCAGATAGACCGCCTGGCGCGTCGTGCCGCCAACATAAACCCGGCGCTCGCCGGTCTTCGTGGTGAAGGTCTTGAGCGAGTAGGCCATTAGCCGAAAGCCTTGATGAAAGCAGCAACGCGGGCCTTCTGCTCGACGCGTTTTTCTTTGGTGCTACGGGCGCTCAGTCCTTCTGGCTGAAAATTCGACGCATGACCACGAAGCGAGAAAAAGATGTTCTCATCATCGCGATTGAGAGTGCCGAGCGTGAAGGCGACGACTTTTTCAAAAATCTCTGCCGGAACTGTACACGCGAACGAGTTGGCCTCTCCGCTATAGGCGCGCGCCAACCGACGCTCGAAATAGCCCTCGGCACCATTGAAATAGATGCGCTCGATGTTGCCTTTCGACCAGTAGCTCAGTTCCATTTGCTCTCTCCCGTGCCCAACGATCTTTGGTATATGTGGTCAGACAGCATAAAGCAAGCGGAAAATGGAGACAAAATGACGCTGGACGACAAAATATTGATTTTGTGGGGGCGCCCACATATGTGGACGCGATTATTTTTCGCTGGCTCCCCAACCCCAAATCAGCGCACAAAGGGCCGTCCCGCCGCTGTTCTGACCAGCCTCACGGTATCAACCGATGGGGCTGATGTTATTTGCCCCGATAGAGCAGGGGCTAAACATGGACTGCTGGTACATCGTCCAGACCAATCCGAATTGCGAGGCAAAGGCCGTCGCCGAAATTAGGCGAGCGGGCTTCCGGGCTTATCTCCCGAAAATGGTGCGCTGCTACCGGCACCATAGGACCAAGCGGCCAGAATTGCAGCGGAGAGTTGCGCTGACTGGCTATGTGTTCCTCCGCTTTGTCGAGATGCCCAATTTCTTCGCGCTGCGGGAATGCCAGGGCGTCCGCGGCGTCCTTTGCGTCGATGGTCAGCCCTACCAACTCGCCCGGCAGCATGTTGCTGCTCTGATGCGAGCACAGCGGGCCATGCAATTCGACACGCACGAAGCGCGGGCCGAACGCCGAGGCCGGTTAACCGGCGAGCGGAATTTGGCGCTCAAGGAGCGTTTTCGGCCGGGGAGCCAGGTCGAGAACCGTATCACCGGCATCGTCGCAATGGTCCGCAAGATTACGGCGCGAGGGACGGTGCTCGCTGCGGCCGATTTCGCCGGAGCTGAAACTCCTGTGGAATTTACCAACCCAGACGATCTAACGGTGCTTGCGGCCTGAAGCAAATCACCTTATGTTTCCGCCTTGGACGAGATGCGTGTTCTGTTCGCGGGCGACCGCCGGCGCTCCCCGGCCGATCCCATGCAGGTCGGCGCGGTGGTTTCTGCGCCCAAAATTCTGCTCCACCATTGGGCCATTTCGTTTCGGCGGAGAAGAGCGCCAGTGCGCTCACCGGGCTCATATCCCGGATTTAGCCGGTTCAACTCCGTGCTCCGCAACCAGTTCGGCGGCGATGTTCGCAAGATGGCTTCGTGCCTGAGGTCTTCGTCCGCCGATCCTCATCTCAGGCCACCGCCATATCTCTCGCCACGCTGATTATCGGCGCGATCATTCTTGCCGCGCTCGTGGCGATATGGGTGAGCGGCGATAGGTTGGATTGAGACGATGCCACGCAAGCCCCAGATCACCGGCGAGGAAATCCAAGACGCGGCGGATCGGATGGTCGGAAAGGAGCCGCGTCATCTCGGCGGGCGCCCAACTGACTTTACGCCGGAGCTGGGAGAGCAGATTCTTGAGCGGATGGAGGCTGGGCTCTCTCTCGCCGCCGCCGCTGCCGACCTCAATATCCATCGTCAGCGCGTATATGAATGGGTCGAGCGGCACCCAGAGTTTGCGGACACTATAAGGCTGGCTCAGGTAAAGCGGCAGCTTTTCCTAGAGCGCCGGTTGCTCTCGGCAGACCAAGGTCCCGTTGTTACGTCCACGATCTTTGCGCTCAAGAACGCTGGCCCAGAGGACTGGCGCGAAAAGCGCGAAGTGGAGCTCTCTGGGACGGTGAAGTCCTCATTTGATGCCGATGCTCTCCGCAGCCTGACCGAGGAACAGCTTGAGCAGCTTCGATCCATCGCTGGTGCCATTTCTCCAGAACCCTCGGGAGACGATCCGGGAGATTGACAAGGTTCGCTGCGAGCGGAGCCTGAAGTTCTTCGTCGAGCGGTACTGGCACATTCTGGAGCCGAGCACGGAGTTTGTTGACGGCTGGTGTCTCGATGCGGTGTGCGAGCATCTGGAGGCGATCAGCGCCGGAGACATTACCCGTCTGCTGATCAATGTGCCGCCGGGGTTCATGAAATCGCTGCTGACGGACGTGTTTTGGCCCGCGTGGGAGTGGACCGCGTTTCGCGCGCCGCATCTGCGGTATGTGGCGTTCTCGTATGCGGCACAACTGACCGAACGAGACAATCGCCGCTTCCTCGATTTGATCCGACACCCGGATTTCATCGCCGATTGGGGCGATCGGTTCGCCTTGCGCAAGCAGGGCGAAACGCTGGTCTCCAATGATAAGATGGGCTGGAAACTGGCGACCTCGATTGGGGGCGTGGGCACCGGCGAGCGCGGAGACCGCGTGCTGCTGGACGATCCGCATTCCGTCAAGGAGTCCGAATCCGAGGCGGTGCGTCAGGAGACGGTGCGCTGGTTCAAGGAGGCCATGTCCAACCGCCTCAACGACATGGAGCGATCCGCGGTCGTTGTGATCATGCAGCGCGTGCATGAGGCCGATGTTTCCGGCGAAATCATCGCCAATGGCGATTACGAGCATCTGATGATCCCCATGGAATGGGATGGCAGGCGCTATGTGACCTCCATCGGCTGGACCGATCCGCGCGAGAGCGATGCCGAACTGGCATGGCCGGAACGGTTTCCGCTTCATGTGGTGCACGGCCTCAAAAAGCAGATGGGGCCGTATGCCTATGCCTCGCAATATCAGCAGATGCCGGCACCGCGTGGCGGCGGCATCCTACGGCGTGCCTGGTGGCGGGTGTGGGACGAAACCGAGGCGGCGAAATACGATTGCGTCGCGCCGGCGTTCAACAAGCGTGGCGAGCCGGTGATCGACGAAGATGGGAACCAGGCCAAGGCGCTGAAGTTCCCGGCTTTCGATTACATCGTCGCCTCGCTCGATACCGCCTACACTGAAAGGCAGGAGAACGATCCATCGGCCATGGTTGTGCTCGGCGTCTGGCAAGACCTTTACGACATGCCGAAGGTGATGCTCATCACCGCATGGCGCGACCGATTGCCGATCCACGAGCTCGCCGAGAAGGTCGCGTACACATGCCGGCGCTACAAGGTGGAGCGGCTGCGGATCGAGGCCAAGGCGGCCGGAATATCGGTGGCGCAGGAACTCAACCGGCTTCATGCCGGAAGCGGATGGATCGTTGATCTTTACGATCCCGGACGCCAGGACAAGACGGCGCGGGCGCATTCGGTGGCGCATATCTTCGCCGACGAGATGGTCTTCGCTCCCGACAAGGAATGGGCGGAGATGGTGATTACCGAGGCGGAGTCGTTTCCCAAGGCGGCGCACGACGATCTGGTCGATTGCCTCGTCGATGGGCTGCGGCACCTTCGCGACGGCGGCTTGCTGTTGCACGGCTCGGAAATGGCGAGCGAACTTGGCACGCGCCTAGCGTACAAGCCCGCATCGTCGAAGCCGCTCTATCCGGTGTGATCGACGCCCAACACGCCCAAGCCCGCATCTAGAGCAATTCCACATGGCTGTTCCTGTCGCCTGCTACTCGTTCAAGCGAGGAGCTTGGGTTGTCTTTGACCGCCCGACCCGAGGTGAATCCATGCGCAATGCCAATGCGACCATCGCGAAGATTTTCGACCGCGCTGAGGGGCAGATCGAAGGCATCGTTCCGCTCTGCTGGCAGCGGCGCCCGGAGACCTACGCGACGGCTATAGAGGCAAAGCGAGTTCGCTGATGGCATCTTCGCGCAATGACAGGCCCGCTCTGATGATGCCGCCGGGACTGTTGTCCGAACGTGCCCTGCGGCTTGATCAGCCAGCACCACCACCACAGGAAGAGGTTGAGGTCGAGATTATCTCGGATCAGGCGCCGGATTCGGTGCGTCTCGACCCGGCGACCGGCGCGATCGAGACGACACTCGATGATGGCAGCGTTGAGGTCGATATTTCACCCTCCCTCGATACCGGGACGGAGGATGGCAAAGACTTCAATGCCAATCTGGCGCTCGTGCTTGACGATGCCGAACTCGCGCGCATCAGCGACGAACAACTGCGCGGTATCGAAGCCGATATCCAGTCGCGCCAGGAATGGATGGACATCGGGGCAGAAGGCATTCGGCTCCTTGGGCTCAAGATCGAAAGGCCTGAATCCGCCGGCGCTGATGCGTCAACCGCCGTTGCCGGACAGTCCACCGTCCGGCATCCGCTCATGCTGGAGTCCTGCCTGCGGTTCCAGGCCAACGCGCGCGGCGAGCTTTTGCCGGCGGAAGGGCCGGTGAAGGTCGAAGACAAGCTTGACGAGACCGGCAAGCTCGACGCGGTTGCGCAGGCATTCGAGGATGATTGCAACTATTTCCTGACCACGGTCGCCAGCGAGTATTATCCCGACACGGACCGTGCGCTTTTCGGGACAGGGTTTCGGGGCTGCTCGTTCAAGAAGGTCTATAACTGTCCGATCCGCCAGCGCGCGGTGTCGGAAAGCGTCGATGCGAAAGACCTTATCGTCTCCAATGCCTCGACCGACATGCGCAACTCGCCGCGCGTCACGCATCAGATCATGATGCAGCCAACGACGCTAAAGCGCATGCAGATGGTCGGCGCCTATCGTGATGTCGAACTGTCGACGCCCAATCCGCCGAACACCAATCCTGTCAATCAGGAAATTTCCCAGCTTCAGGGCATCAATCCCGACCAGTTTCAGGCCGAAGATCGCGAATACACGATCTATGAGTGCTACTGCGAACTGAACATCAAGGGATTCGAGGATAAGGACAAGGCCGGCAACGCAACTGGCCTTGCGCTGCCGTACCGCGTGGTGATCGAAAAGGACTCGCGCGTTGTTCTGGAAATCCGCCGCGGCTGGGATCGCAATGACGAGCGCAAACTGCGCAAGCTTCCCTTCGTCAAATATTCATTCGTCCCCGGCTTCGGGTTCTATGACATAGGACTCGTTCACATCCTCGGGAACACGACCAACGCGCTGACGGCGGCATGGCGGGAAACGCTGGACGCCTATATGTTCGCGAGCTTCCCCGGATTCATTTACGCCAAGGGGCTGGGACGCCAGAACACGAATGAGTTTCGGGTGCCTCCCGGCGGCGGCGTCGGAATCGATGTCGGGCAGGCGAAGCTCGGCGATGCAGTCATGCCGCTGCCCTATAAACAGCCAGATCAAGGTTTCGTCAATTTCCAGGCCGGTATTTCGGACATGGCCGGCCGCCTCGGTGGCACGGCGGAGATGAACGTCGGCGAGGGCCAACAAAACGCGCCGGTCGGCACCACGCTCGCCCTGATCGAACAGGCGACCAAGATTGAGGGCGCGGTCCACAAGCGCCTGCACGCGGCCCAGGCCGAAGAGTTCGCGCTGCTGAAAGAATGCTTCCGGGAAAACCCGCAAGGTTTCATCACGGCTGTAAAGCGCAAGGGGTCGATGGATTGGGACGAGCGGGCGTTTCTCACCGCGCTCGATAATGCCGCGATCGTCCCGAAGGCCGATCCGAACACGCCAAGCCATCTGCACCGAATCATGAAGGGCATGGCGATGGTGCAGCTCGACAAGGCCTATCAGGGCGTCTTCAATAGCCGGGAGATTGCCGTCCGGGCGGCGCGCATGATCGGCGTCGAGGATGTGGATAGCCTGCTCATGCCGCCGCAGCAGGGACAGCCGCCCAATCCGCAGCTCATGGAGCTCGCGGCCAAGGCTCAAGCCGAACAGTCCAAGCGCGAAGCGCAGCAGCAGGACAATATCGTCAAGCTGAAGCTTCAGCAGAACGAAAGCGCCGACCAGGCAGCCGAGCGCGAAAACCGGCTCAAGATCGCCGAACTGCATCTCCAAGAGACCATGATCGACCATCAGGACAACGCCGAGGATCGCGCGGCACGCATGGCCGAGCCCTCCATCCCGTCCGGCGCTTGAGGCCGCGACCAATAAGGATCACCACCATGTCGGACATGTCCTCTCTTCGCGACGAGGCGAAGGAATCGCGCGCCTCCAAGGCTCGCAATATGGGTGTTAAGATTTCGACCGCCGATGAGCGCGAGGATTACGGCGCCGGCAAGACTGGCCCTGGCCCCGATGGCGAGCGCACGCCCGATCCGACCATCTATGCCTCCGGCTACGGCAATCCGCCGGGCAAAACCAAGGGCACCATCGGGCGCGTTATCGGCGATGTTGTGCCGGGCGAGAAATCCCGCAAGCGCAATGATCGGCCTGCTTATGCCGATGGCGGCCGGGTGAAGAAGTCCAGGGGCACGACGGTCAACGTCATCGTCGCCGGTCATGGAGCCTCACCAGCGCCCGTAATGCCTCCGGCGGCTGTTCCGGCGCCCCCGCCGGCTCCTGGTCCTGTAGGACTGCCCGCTGTGCCTCCCGGCGCCCCGGCAACGGGTCTTCCGGCACCGATGATGCGGAAGCGCGGCGGCCGTGTCGCGATGACGGCTGGCGCCGGCAGCGGGGAGGGGCGCCTGGAGAAGATCAAGGAATATGGCGGCAACGCCAAGGCGCGGCGATGATTGAGGCGACGGGTTCTGACAACCTCCTGCTTTCTCGGCTCCGTGCCAAGCTCGGCGAGACGATCGAAGCCCGGATTGACGGGCTCCTCGCCAACCCCGACCCGCGCGAGGCGGGCTATATCAGCGGCCTTAGAGACGCGCTCGCCGAGGCGGAGAACATCTGCCGCGAGATGAATTCACCACAGCCAAAGAGGCAATGAATGAGCTTGCTGGATTCCGGGAATTATGGCTCGGATAAACCCCAGACCACCCTCGACGAGATCATGAGCGGCATCGGCCCCGACCTCGACAAGGTGACGGTCGCCACCAACCATGTGTTGGTCGGCATCTGGATGCGGCCCGATAAGACGAAGGGTGGCGTCCTCCTCACGCAGAAGACCCGTGACGAGGACAAGTGGCAGGGCAAGACCGGCTTCGTCATCAAGAAGGGACCGATCGCCTTCAAGAGCGATGATCGCAACGATTTCGGCGATTTCAGCCCCGCGTTCGGCGAGTGCGTGCTCTACGGCGTCAATGACGGCCTGTCGTTCGACGTGAACGGCGTCCACTGCCGTCTGTTGCAGGACGTTCATGTGCGCGCCGTGGTGCCCAATCCCGAAATGATCTGGTGAGCGCGATGACCAAGAAACCTGAAGACGACGAATTCGCCATCACGGACGCTGATGTGGCTGGTCTTGGCGTCACCGATCCAGCCAGAGCTGCGCCGGACGCTAGCACTCTGCCGGTCGATGCGACCGAGGCCACGCCGGCGCCCGAGACCAAGGATAGTGACGCGGCATTCGAGGCGTCTGAATCCCTCCAGCAGCAGCTCGCAGAACTCAAGAAGCTCAACGAGGAGCTGGAGGCGGAAACTGAACGCCGCAATGCCGAGCTCGCCAAGACGCGCGAAGCTCTGGAGGCCGAAAGCCAGAAGGCGAACCAGGTCCAGACCCAGCTTTCCGACAGCCGGATTCAGACCGTCGCCAATATGCTGGCGGCGAATGAAATCTCCACCAAGGACGCCAAGGCCCGTTACGCTGAGGCCATGTCGGAAGGAGACTGGACCAAGGCGGCCGATGTTCAGCAGGAAATGGCCGACCTGTCGGTCAAGAAGCAGCGGCTTGAGGAAGGCCGTAACGCGCTGGAATCCGAACTCGAACGCGCCAAAGACGCGCCCCGCGTCGCTGCTGATCCGGTCCAAGGCTTCATCGACCAACTCCCGGCTGAACAGCGCGAGTGGGCGAACGCGCACAAGGAATGGTTCCAGACGCCGGCAAAGAACGCCAAGGTCGTGGCTGCCCATTACGAGGCCGTCACCGATGAAGGCTTGCGCGAGGGGTCGAGGCAGTATTTCGATTACATCGAACGCAAGCTCGGCCTCAAGACCGATCCCGATCAGTCGCAGCCGCAACAGCCGAGGTCTGCGAGCGCCCCAGCCGCTCCGCCCAGCCGAGGATCGGTTTCCATGGCAACCGGCTCCCGTTCCAATAGCGGAGGCAAGTTCCGCCTTTCCCCTTCCGAGGTCGAAGCCGCGCGCATCTCTGGCGTCTCCAACATCGAATATTACCAGGGCATGACCCCGGAGCAGCAGGCCGCGGCCCGCGCTCGGGTCAACTAGGAGCCAATCATGACCGACGAAACTGAAGACCCGGCCGTCAAGCGCGGTCCGGGGCGCCCCCGCATTATCCGCGACGAGGAAAATGTCCGCGAGCCGGTGAGGGCCGATGGTGTTCGCACGCGCGCCCGCATGCGCAAGGGCGGCCAGGGCAAGGACAAGTTCGATATCCCTGAGAATCTGAGGCGTCCGGGCACGTCTTACGAATGGAAGCGCATGGCTGTTTATGGCAAGCCCGATTCCAGCCATCTCGTCGAGATGCGCGAGCAGGGCTGGGAACCGGTCGATGATCCGGCGCTGCGCAAATATTTCATGCCGGAGGGGCACGACGGGGCCATCGAACGTGATGGTCTCGTCCTCATGGACCGTCCGCAGCAGTTGACCGACGAAGCGCGGGAAGAGGACCGCCTGCTGGCGATCAATGCGGTGCGCGCCAAGGAGCAGCAGATGAGCTCTGCGCCTGTCGGACAGTTCGAGCGCTCGAACAAGGGGACTCCTCTGGTTTCCGTCAAGCGCTCCATCGAAGTCCCGGTCGAATAGCCGACCGGATCACGTCTTTCCGCTGCCCGGCGCAGCGGTTTTCTGCAAACCCAGACAAGCGATTGCCCCGGCGGCGGTGCGCGGTCAACCCCAACGAATGGAACAGCGATGTCCAATACCTTCGCTCCGTTCGGGTTCGCTCCGTACAAGGGCAATGGCTCCGCTCCCACCTATGAGCAGGTCGAGCGCTTTATCGACCTCGATGCCGACGCCATCTATACGGGCGATCCCGTCACGTCCCAATCCGACGGCTCGATTGCACAATCGAGCCCCGGCACCACGCAGATCGCCGGCATTTTCCTCGGCTGCGAATACGTCAGCGCGGCGCTCAATCGTGTCGTCTGGTCGCCCTACTGGCCCGGTTCGGGCTCGGCGCTCGCCAACACGACCGCCAAGGCCTACATCGTCAATGACCCGAATGCGCAGTTCGTCTGCCAGTCGGGCGACGCTGGCTCGCCGGTCGCCCTGACCGATATCGGCGACAACATCAACTTCGCCATCGGCACCGGCAATGCGCTCACCGGCCATTCCGGCGCGTATGCCAATCAGGCGACCATCTCCCCCTCCACCACCACGCTTCCGTTCCGGATCGTCAATCTCGTGACGAACCCGCCGGGCGCGAATGGCACGGACTCGGCGTCGAACGGCAACTGGATTGTTGTCGCCTTCAACAACGTCGACACCCGCGTCCTGACCGGTCAGTAAAAGGAGGCGTGAATGGCTGTCAATCTCGCCCAAATCCGCGACCTTCTGCTGCCCGGACTCCGTGGCGTCACGGGGAAATACGAGCAGATTCCGACGCGCTGGAACAAAATCTTCGAGAAGGCCGATTCCAATATGGCCCTCGAACGCACGGCGTCCATGCGCTTCCTCGGGCTGGCTCAGCTCAAGACCGAAGGCGGCCAGACCGCTTTCGACAACCAGGCCGGCGAACGCTACATCTATAACCAGGAGCACAACGAAATCGCTCTTGGCTATGCGATCACGCGCAAGGCCATCGACGACAACCTCTACAAGTCCCAGTTCAAGCCGTCGAACCTCGGTCTCATGGAGTCCTTCGCCCAGACGAAGGAAATCTATGGCGCCAACGTGCTCAACACCGCGACGACCTACAATCCGTCGATCGCGGGCGACGGCGTGGCGCTGTGCTCGACCGCTCACCCGGTCGACGGTGGCACCTTCGCCAACCGTCCGGCGGTGGATGTCGATCTAAACGAGGCATCGCTGCTCAATGCGATGACCTCGATTCCGACGACCTTCGTCGACAATGCCGGACTCAAGACCTTCGCCCGTGCGCGGCAGCTTATCGTGCCGTTCGCGCTCGAGCCGGTCGCCATCCGCCTCACCAAGACGGAACTGCGGCCCGGCACTGCCGACAACGATGTCAATGCCATCCTGTCGGCCGCCGGCGGTCTCAGCGAAGGTTATCTGGCGTCGGAGTTCCTGACCAGTAACTTTGCCTGGTTCCTCAAGACCAACATCCGCGGGCTGCTCTATCTCCAGCGCGTCGCCTACGAGATGGACATGCAGGTCGATTTCACGACCGACAACCTCCTGGTCAAAGGCTACGAGCGCTACAGTTTCGGCTACTACGATCCGAGGGCGATCTACGGCTCGTTCCCGAGCGCCTGAGCGGAAAGGGATCAACATGTCCATTACCGCTTTCTCGGGTCCGGTCGCGACCTACACGCATCAGCCGGACGGTTCCTCGTCCGGCTATTCCGATCAGGGTCTCGTCGTGCTGTCGCAGGTGGCAACGCTCACCCAGAACAGCACGACGGCCGTCTCGCACACCTTCCACGTGCCGGCGAACAGCCAGCTCGTGGATATCATCGCCGATACCTCGACCGCATGGGACAGCGGCACCTCGGCCGTCCTGACGGTCGGCAGCGCTGCCGCCGGCACTCAGTATGCCAGCGGCGTCGATACGACGGCGGCCGGGCGCGTGCGTCCGACCTTCACCGGCGCGCAACTCGCCAGCATGCTCGATGTCGGCTCGACCACGGCGGTTGTCGCCACGATCACGCCGACCGGCGCAACCACGGCAGGCACGACCACAGTCACCCTGCTCTACGTTCAGAACGAATAGGAGACACGCCATGAAGGGCAAGAAAGCGTGCCGCGCCGGTGGTGGCGTGGTCGATAAGGACGACGCGCCGCGTGAGGTCTATGCCGGCGCCGGCTCCAATGTCGTCAAGGAGGCCGACGAGCGCAAGCGCGGCGGTTCCGTCAAGGCCAAGAAGGAAGTCCGCATGGCCGGCGCCAAGGCCAAGCATCGCCTCGATCGTCCCGGCCGCAAGACCGGCGGTCGCGTCGGTGCCGACAAATCCCCCCTGTCCTCGGCCGCGCGGGTCAACGACCCCGATGCCAAGGACGATATGGAGGATGACTGACGACCGTTACGCACGCGGTGGTCACGTCGACAAGTTTATTGCCGGCGCCATAAAGCATCCAGGGGCTCTCCACCGGGAGCTTCATGTCCCGGAAGGCGAGAAGATTCCCGCCAAAAAGCTCGAAAAGGCGACGCATTCCGACAATCCGAAGGAGGCGCGGCGAGCCCGTTTCGCCGAAGAGCTTCGCAGTTTCCATCATTAAGCGCGGGGCGGCTTTCGGGCCGCCCCGTCTCAATTCCCATGAGGCTCGCCATGCAGGTCATTCCCGCTCCGCAGCCCGCTCCAAAGCTCTGCAAGAAGTGTCATCGGCCGCTCGCCGGCCCGAGCCCGGCTTGCGCGCAATGCGCGTCCTCCACAAGGTGACTTGATGCAGCCCATTTCCAAAACCTACGCCGCGGATACGACAGGCGTCCAGACGCCTTTCGCGCTCGACTGGCGCATCGTGCCATTCTCGGCTTCCTATCTCGTTGTGTTCGATAGCGGAGCGAGCGGCAGCATCACGGTCGATACCACGCTCGATAACGTCAATGATCCCAATGTCACCCCAGTCTGGATTGCTTCATCGGCGATTACCACGACGACGCTGGGCTCCCTTTCGTCGCCGGCGCAGTTTATCCGGGTCAACGTCTCGTCTCTTGCCGGCGGCACGCTAACCTTCAAGCTGCTTCAGGGCGAATATACCTGACCATGGCCCCCTCTGGCACCACGACATTCAACCCCTCCATCGGGGCGCTGATGTCTTACGCCTATTCGCTCTGCGGCATTCGGCGCACGGAGCTAGTGCAGGAGCATCTGGCGGACGCGGCGATCGCCTCCAACCTCATGCTTTCCGCATGGGGTAACAGCACGCCTAACCTCTGGAAGGTTTCGGAGGTTGTGCAAACCCTCATTGAGGGCGTTGCGACCTATGACGTGGACCCGAGCACGATCACGACGCTCGACGCCTTCATTCGCACCTTCGATCAGCAGGGCAATCCGCAAGACGATCGCATCATCTGGCCGATCAGCCGGACGGAATATGCCTCGATCCCGAACAAGACCTGGCAGGCACCCCCGACCGTCTTCTGGTTCGATAAGCTGCTCTCCCCGACCATTACGCTCTGGCAGGTGCCGGACGGAAACGGCCCGTACGAGCTGCATTACTACGCGGTGACGCAAATCCAGGATTCGGCGCTCGCCAACGGGCAGACGCTCGATTTGCCCGAATGGTGGATGGACGCCTATGCGTGGGGCCTCGCGGCCCGCCTAGCCGTCTCCTATGCGCCGGACAGGGCCGTGGCGCTCGACGCCAAGGCCAAGGAAGCTCTCGATATCGCCCGCAGCCAGAACGTCGAAGCGAATGCGACCCTCTACTTCGCGCCGCAGATCAGCGGCTACTATTCGAGGTAGTACGCAATGACGCGGGTTTGGCATGAAAATGAACGGGGGATCGATCCCGCAAATCTTTTGCAGCTTTTTGAATATGACGCCGCGTCCGGTCGGCTTACGCGGCTTCGCTCCAACAATCAACATCCCGTAGGGTCACGCGCCGGCGACAGGATGCCTTCTGGATACCGCCGCGTGAAAATAGATGGTATTTCGATTCAGGAGCACAGAGTTATCTGGGCTTTGGTATATGGTGTATGGCCCGATGGTCTGATTGACCATATAAACGGTGTCCGTGACGATAACCGATTGATTAATTTACGGATTGCTACTCCATCCCAGAATAAAACAAATGAGACCATCCGTCGTGATAATAATCTTGGCGTTAAGGGAGTAAGACTCCACGAGAGCGGCAAATACCACGCTAGAATTTATTACGATCATCACCATCACAGCCTTGGTCTGTTCAATACCATGGAGGAGGCCGCTATGGCTTACAAAATAGCGGCGGAAAAACACTTCGGCGAATTCTCGCGGGTGATATAATGGCATGGCGTTTCCATTCCAGAGCTAGGGTCAATTCGCAGCATCCTCAAGCATTTGCGGCGTGCGATCGCTGCGATCAAATCTGGAACCACGATCAGCTACAGTGGCAATACCAATATAATGGGCCGAACCTGCAGAATCTTCGGCTCCTGGTCTGTCCCAATTGTCTGGACGTGCCGCAGCCGCAATTGAAGCCGCGCATTCTGCCGCCTGATCCGATGCCGGTGATGAATGCCCGGCCGTTCAATTACGACCTCGCGAACAGCAGCGATATTTCGACCGAGGATCAGCAGCCGATCGTGACCGAGGTCGACGACGCGAACCTGATCCTCGAGACGGATTCGCCGCCACCGTTGGAATAGAGAGGGCATTCGCGGTGGCCTACACCTATTCGACCTACACTACGGCGCTCCAGACGATGATCGCTTCGATCAGTCCGGACGCGCCCTTCGACACTATCCTGCCCTTCATCATCACCGATGCCGAGCAGCGGATTTACCGCGAGCTCAACCTATTGGCGACCGATGTCCGGGACTATTCGACGGTTCTCACCGCCGCGACGCGCAATGCCGCGATCGCCAGTGAGTTCTACGTGGTCAACCAGATCAATCTCCTCACACCGGCCGGATCGGACGGCACGAGCGGCGTCCGCGTGTCCTTAACCCCGGCGACGCCGGAAGTGGTCGATATGCTCTGGCCGGGCAATGTCGTGACCGGCGTCCCGGAAATCTTCGGCATGATCGACCAATGGAACCTCGTCCTTGGTCCCAGCCCTGATGATACCTATACGCTTGAAGTGATCGGCACCCAGCGGCCGGCGCCGCTTGCCGCCGACAATCCGACCACCTTCCTGACCGACTATCTGCCCGACCTGTTTTTCGCAGCAAGCATGATCTTTGCGAGCGGATACATGCGCAATTGGGGCACTATGTCGAGCGATCCGCAGATGGGCCTCTCGTGGGAGGCGCATTATCAGGCGCTCAAAGCCTCGGCGGAAACCGAGGAAGCGACGAAGTTCTTTGCCGGCGCCTCATGGACGCCGCGTCGGGTCTATCCGACGGCTCAACCGCAACGCGGCTAAATGCCTCTGCAATCCGTGAAGCTACTGCCGGGCGTGACCGCCGAAGTCACGCCGACCCAAGGTATTGCCCAGGTCGTCTCGACGCAACTGATCCGCTGGCGCTATGCTGGGGAAGGCGTCGGCGTGGTGCCAGAAAAGCTCGGCGGCTGGCAGAAGTTCTATCCAATCTCGCTCGGCTCGCCCGTGCGCCAGCTTCATGCGTGGGAAGGGATCAACGCGGACCGCCGGCTCGCGGCCGGATGCACGGACTCGCTCAACGTCATCTTCAACGGCGTCAATTCCGTCATTACGCCCTATACTGAGGTTACCAACCCGACCGTCGATTTCTCCACCACGGCGAGCAGCAACGAAGTCACGATCGTCGACGCTGACATCACGGTTTCGATCTTCGACAGCATTTATCTCTCGACGCCGGTTTCGGTGGGGGGCATTGTCCTCTCCGGCACCTATCAGGTGAACACCGTCGTTTCGACCACGACCTATACCATCCTTGCCACGGACGAGGCGACCGGGACCGTTGCCGATGGCGGGGCCGTCCCTGTCTTCTCGACCACGGCCGATTCGGCGTTCGCCAATGTTCAATTGGATGCGCACGGCCAGAGTGTCGGCGACAGTTTCCCGATCTCGACGCCGACCTCGGTCGGCGGACTCACGCTTTCTGGCAATTATCTAGTCTATGCCGTCGTCGATTCCGACAATTTCACCATCGTTGCTGCCAACACCGCGACCTCGACTGACAGCGCGTCGATGAATGGTGGAAAGGCCAGCATCACCTATCATATCGGCGCGTCCCCGACCCCCCCGGCAGCGGGATATGGTCTTGGCGGCTATGGCGAGGGCGCCTATGGCATCGGCGTGTCTCCATCGCCGACGCCGGGATCGCCGATCACGGCGACCAACTGGTCGATGGACAACTGGGGCGAAATCCTGCTGGCGGCTCCGGCCGGTGGCCCGATCTATTCCTGGTCGCAGGACGGCGGCTTTACCGACGCAGTGCGCGTCCTCAATGCCCCGCTGATCAATGGCGGCATCTTCGTCGCCGAGCCGTCGCAAATCCTGGTATCGTGGGGATCGTCGTTTTCGCCGGTCCTCGACCCCCTCCAGATCAACTGGTCATCGTCGGGCGATTTCACCAACTGGACGGTTTCTACCACGACGCAGGCCGGTGGCTTCCGCATCCCGACCGGCTCGCGCATCGTCGGGGGTTTGCAGGGGCCGCAGACGGCACTCATCTGGACCGACCTCGGCCTCTGGGCGATGGACTATATCGAGCCACCGCTGGTGTTTGGCTTCAATTCCATCGCCAATAATTGCGGGCTGATCGGCCGGAACGCCGCGTGCGTCGTCAACAACAACGTCATGTGGATGGGGTTCTTCAATTTCTTC